CTAGAAATGCTGGACAAGGTTCTACCGCTTATAAGGGAAAAGACCCTAAGCCTAAGAGAAGGCAGTATGTGGTTGACCCATGAGACAGGACGCTCAATATCACACATGGGATTAAAGAAAATTGCAGAACAAAGAAAATGATTGGGATATCAACCCCGAAAATTACCTAACTGACGAAGAAGGTAACTTTAAGCTCAGAGCTGACGGAACCCCCCGCAAAAAGGGTGGAAGACCAAAAGGCTCAAAGGGAAGAGGGTACACATACCACTCAGAAACAAAAGCAAAACAAGCAGCAAAGCGCAGCGTAAAAGACAAAGAGAAAAAACTCAAGTCAGCGCAGAACAAAATAGATAATTACAAGAAGTCTATAAAGAAAACTAAAAAGACTCTTAGCAAGCTCGAAAACGAGAATGATACAAAACTCGTAAGCGCCGAGGAGCTGGACGACATTCCATCAGCACTACAAGCTGAAGCACAAGAGAATGTTATCTTCAAGGCTAACGAAGGCCCACAGGAAGACTTTCTCGCAGCAGGTGAGACAGACGTACTGTACGGAGGAGCCGCAGGAGGAGGTAAGTCATATGCTATGCTTATTGACCCTTTACGCTTTGCTCACCGTCCAGCCCATAGAGCATTGATTATTCGGCGCTCTATGCCTGAACTGCGCGAACTTATTGACAAGAGTCGGGAGTTGTACCCTAAAGCATTTCCCGGAGCTAAGTACAAAGAAGTAGAAAAGCTCTGGATATTTCCAAGCGGAGCAAAGATGGAGTTTGGTTTCTTGGAGCGTGATGCAGATGTATACCGCTATCAAGGTCAAGCATACAGCTTCATAGGCTTTGACGAGATTACACATCTCCCCACAGAGTTTGCTTGGAATTACTTAGCTTCACGGCTACGTACTACCGACCCAGAGATTGAGACGTACATGCGTTGTACAGCAAATCCAGGCGGTTCAGGAGCAAACTGGGTAAAGAAGAGATACATAGACCCAGCGCCACCCAATGAAAGCTTTAGGGGCGCAGACGGACTAACAAGAAAGTTTATACCGGCTAGGTTGCAGGATAACCCCTACCTAGCTAAAGACGGACGATATGAGCAGATGCTAAATGCTCTACCGCCCACACAACGCAAACAGTTGTTGGACGGTAACTGGGATGTTGCAGAAGGCGCAGCATTTACAGAGTTCAATCCGTTTGACCATGTGATTACGCCCTTTGAGATTCCAATACACTGGGAACGAAGTAAAGGGATTGACTATGGGTATGCATCAGAAAGTGCATGTGTGTGGGGTGCAGTTGACCCCAGCGATGGTACATTGATTATATATCGTGAACTATACCGCAAAGGCTTACTGGGTACTGACCTTGCAAGCATGATTACAGAGATGGAGTATCAAGACCCCTTCTCAGTCCAAGGAGTGCTTGATACAGCGTGTTGGAGCCGAACTGGTACTACAGGCCCAACAGTAGGAGAAACCCTTCAGAGAGCCGGACATAAGCTTAGAAGGGCAGATAAAAACAGAATACAGGGAAAGATACAGATTCACGAATACTTGAAGCTCATGCAAAGCGGTAGGCCCAAAATACAAATATTTAACACTTGTCCTAACCTGATACGCGAGCTTCAAAGTATTCCACTAGATAAGTCTAAGCCAGAAGACGTAGATACAAATGCATCAGACCACGCATATGATGCACTAAGATACTTAATAATGGCTAGACCACGTATCAATGATACAATAAACCAACTTAGACAGTTTAGAAAAGAATCACATTTTAATCCGTCTGACTCAACATTTGGATACTAATTGATGACCGAAGAAAACGAATCATACGAAAACGCTGATTATCTTTACTTTGAGCCTGAAGAGACTGCTGGCGGTCTTGAGCTTGATTTAGAAGAAGATGTGCGTAACCGTTTTGTAGGTTTAGTAGAAGACCGATACGCCTCTGCTGAACAGGCACGAGATTTTGATGAAGCACGTTGGCTTAAAGCTTACCATAACTTTCGTGGCATTTAAAACAAAAATGTTCGTTTCAGTGAAAGCGAGAAGTCAAAAGTATTTGTTAAAGTAACCAAGACCAAAGTATTAGCAGCGTTCGGTCAGCTAGTGGACGTTATCTTTGGTACAGGTCAGTTTCCTATCGGTGTACGTGAAACACGATTACCCGAAGGAATAGCAAAATATACACATCTAGAAGCGGGTGGAACTGGAATAGAAACCAGCGCACCGGCTTATGAAGAACCCGCAGAAGAGTCAGAAGGCCCTAAGCCTATTTCTCCATATGATGTTGGTTATGCTGGTGATGGTCGCGATGAGCCGCTAAAAGTAGGCGAAACACTAACAGCAACTAAAGATGTACTAAGCGTAGCAATAGAAGAAGCAGGAATACAGTTTGCAGAAGGAGCTTCACCAGACCCACAAGTGCTAGAACGCTCTCCGGCTAAAGAGATGGCACGGAATATGCAGACACTGATACACGACCAGATTGAAGAATCCGGCGGCTCAAGTGAACTGCGTAACGCATTACTCGAAGCAGCGCTGTTTGGAACTGGTATCGTAAAAGGCCCTTTCAACTATAACAAGACGCTTAGCCGTTGGACAGTTGACGAGGACGGAGAAAGAAACTACAACCCACTCGATGTTCGTGTTCCACGTATTGAGTTTGTAAGTATTTGGGATTTTTTCCCAGACCCTAGCGCAACTTCTATTGACGATTGCGAGTATGTTGTACACCGCCACAAAATGAATAAGTCTCAATTGAGAGCATTGGCTAAAATGCCTTTCTTCAATAAGGATGCAATTCGTGGTTGTTTGCAAATGGGGCCTAATTACAATGAAAAAGATTATGAACACGAACTAAAAGATGACCAGCGCACAGAAGACTATGGTGCTGCACAGTTTGAAGTCTTAGAGTACTGGGGAATTATGGATGCAGAATACGCCAGAGAAGTGGGAATGGCACTACCCGATGAGGTTGATGATTTAGATGAAGTACAAGTTAATGCTTGGGTTAGCAATGGCAAGCTTTTACGCGGGGTTGTTAATCCATTTACTCCGTACCGACTCCCCTATAATGCCTTTCCTTACGAGCGTAACCCTTATTCTTTCTTTGGTATTGGCGTTGCTGAGAATATGGACGACTCTCAACAAATAATGAATGGTCACGCACGTATGGCTATCGACAACCTCGCACTTGCAGGCTCGTTAGTCTTTGACGTAGATGAATCAGCCTTAGTAGGCGGACAGTCTATGGACATTTATCCCGGAAAAGTATTCCGCCGTCAGGCTGGAATGCCCGGTCAGGCTATTCATGGTGTCAAGTTCCCGAACACTTCTCAAGAAAATATGATGATGTTCGATAAGTTCCGACAGTTAGCTGATGAACAAACAGGTATTCCAAGCTACTCGCATGGTCAGACAGGCGTACAAAGTATGACTAGAACTGCATCCGGCATGAGTATGCTGCTAGGTGCAGCGTCATTAAACATTAAAACAGTTATCAAGAACATTGATGACTTCTTGCTGAAACCTTTGGGCGAAGCATATTACCAATGGAACATGCAGTTCTTTGAAGGAGAGCTAGATATTCAGGGCGACCTCGAAGTTCGTGCAATGGGCACAAACAGCTTAATGCAAAAAGAAGTACGTAGCCAACGACTAACTATGTTTCTTCAAACTGCACAGAATCCTGCGATTGCACCGTTTGTTAAAATCTCTAAGATTGTTAGTGAATTGGCTTACAGCCTTGACCTTGACCCCGATGAGATTCTAAATGACCCTGAAGAAGCAGCAATCATGGCACAAATCATAGGAGCACAAAATGCTGGACAAGGAAATGGCGAACCGACTGGGGCCGCTGGTCAACAATCCGGAGCTATGGGAGGCCCTGAAGGAGCACCTCAACAACCTCCGGAACTTGGAGCTACAGGCACTGGCGGTGGAAACATCGGAACTGGGTCTGTACCGCAGGCAGGGGAAAGCGAGTTCACTGGCTAACCTTTTAAAATTAAAAGAACAAGCAATAGAAGCTAAACAACGGACAGAGGAATAACAATGAAAGTACCTAAATTAAAATATGCAGTAGGCTCAGTAGCTCAAGCAGCGGCAGAGGGTGCTGATTCATTGTTGTCTGAAGCCCGTAAAGATGTTGTAGCTGCGCGTGAACCAGAGCCAGCAGTAGCTCCTGAAATTGAAGAACTTGCAGAAGCTGCATCTAAAGTAGAAGCAAGCCCTGATACACAAGCCCCTGAAGCACAAGTAAACATGAAAGACACTACAAAGCTTATAAACTCTTTTGAGTTTCAAGGCGGCAACAAGAAAATGGACAAGGCTTATATTATGGAGTCTTTAAGCGAAGTAGCTGACTCTTCAATTGTTGAGTCTAAGCAGTCTATCGCTGAGTTTATTACTGACTTGCACCGTGTACAGTTAGAGCAAGAGTCTAAGCCCTTACTGTCTCCTAAAGACTTTAAAAAGCTTACTAGCTTTGCAAGCACTGAAGAGCGCATGGAAAAGAAAGAAGGTGGCGAAGTATCTGACGTAGATAAGTACATTAGCTTGTATGGTCAAATGGAACAATCTATGGACAAGGCAGAAACACCTGAAGATAAAAAAGTAATTTATGAGCGTTGGTCTGAGGTAGAAAAATCATTTGACGGTAATACTATTAGTACTGCTTTACAGAAGATGGATGAAGGACGAGAAGGTAAATTTATAGGTGGGTTACTCGGAGCAGTTGCAGAAGAGGTAACATCTTCTAAAGGAACTACGACAGCTCCAGCAGGTCAAGAAGCCGAAGCAAGCATAAACAACCTTGAAGGCCCTGACCCAATTGCTGCGGCTAATAACGCACCTATTTCTAATACTGGATTTGCAGAGGGCGGCTCACTCATGGCTCCCGATATGCCTGTAGATACTTATGATAATATACCACCAGAAGAAATGGAAGCCGTAAGAGCTACACAACTTCCAGACGATGAGATGGAAGATGAGTATGCAGGCTTTGTATTAGATGAAGCATTGTCTCCTGACGACCAAGATTATTTAATAAATGCTCTCGAAGGTGACGAGCGTTTAGGGCAAATCTTTGATAACATCATGGATATTGCCGGAGAATTTGCAGGTAACGGAGCCGTTGAAGGCCCCGGAACTGGCACATCAGATTCGATACCCGCAAGGTTGTCGGATGGTGAATTTGTTTTCACCAGAAAAGCAACTGACCAAATAGGCACAGAAAAGCTTCAGACTATGATGGATGATGCTGAACGTGCTTATGATGGCGGTTTAATGAAAAAGTACACGGGCGGAAGTATTTTAGTTGACAAAGATGAATTGGATGACTCTGACGAGGAAATCAAAAATCAAATGCTCAACGCTAATGCAATGCCTAGTGTACGAAACTGATAAGGCCACCCGAAAGGCCCCTTATCATTAACTTTTAACCTAGAGGCCACCTTGTAGTATCAAGCCCTATTCTTCAGTCGCGAGTTGAATAGCTACCTTGAAAAGACGACAAGCCCCAAAAGGAGTGCGACATGACTGACTTACAAGAAATACAGGAAGAAGAAGCAAACCCATACAACATGAAAAAAGATTGGCATAATGAAGATGACCAACTCTTTGAGAGTGCTGATGGTGTTTACTACGAAAAGAAAGCTAAGAAGGCCACCCGAAAGGCCCCTTCTGAAGAAGAAGCTACAGATTATAAAAAAAGATACGATGACTTAAAAAAACACTACGATACTAAGATTAACGAGTTTAAACAGAAAGAACAAGAACTCCAAGCCGAAGCTCGAATGACACAGCAAGTTGAACAGGCCGTTCGTCACGAGGAACACGCAGAAGAAGTTCAGGACGAGTATGTAGAAACAGCACCCGCTGTAGAGACTGATGACAGGCTCTCAGCACTTGATGAGCGCGAAGCCAAGATTGCACGTAAAGAAGCAGAACAAACTCTTTACTCTGCACATCCTGATTTTGCAGAAATACGACAGAGTGACCAGTTCCATGAATGGGCTAAGTCACAGCCGGAAGCAATTCAAGACTGGGTATACAATAATCCTAACAACGTAGATTTAGCGGTCAAAGCTATCGACCTCTATAAGCTAGAAGCTAAAATGCTTACTGAAACTTCTCCAAGTAAGAAAGTACAGTCGCAGCCTGTGTCACCATCGGCAGCAGATATGGTTTCAACTAAAACAAAAACCGTAGATGCTAACGAGCCGAAGGTATGGACACAACGGGAGATTGCTGCACTGTCTATGGATGAGTACGATAAATATGAACAAGAAATCGATTCAGCCATAATTGAAGGCAGGGTAGTAGCTTAATAACTATTGTCTTAAATAAAAGGAAAAATAATCATGGCTAACAACGTATCAGACCAGTTTTTTAGAGAAGGTTCCAACAGCAACTTTGGCACTAGCAGCAACTTTATGCCTGCTATTTACTCGAAGAAGGTTCTTAACTTCTTCCGTAAAGCTTCGGTTGCTGAAGCAATCACCAACACTGACTATGCAGGTGAGATTTCTGCATTCGGTGATTCTGTAAAAATCATTAAAGAACCCACCATTACTGTACATCAGTATGAGCGTGGCGCTGACACAACTGCAACTGCATTGACCGACACCGAAGTAACTCTGGTTGTTGACATTGCTAACGCCTTCAAGTTCATCGTAGACGACATCGAAACTTCTATGTCTCACGTAAACTTCAAGGAAGTAGCCGCTTCATCTGCTGCTTACGCTCTGCGTGATGCATTCGATGCTGGCGTACTGGCTACTATGGAAGCAGGTCTAAGCGCTTCTTCTCCTGACCACATTCTGGGTGGCGACACTACCGCTTCAGCCGCTTCTGGCGTACTGACTGGTACTGACGCTCTGGGTCTGCAACACGCAGGCACTGACCCTCTGGATGTACTGGCCCGTTTAGCTCGTCTGCTTGATGACGAGAACGTACCAGAAGAAGGTCGTTGGATTGTAGCTCCCCCAGTATTCTACGAAGAGCTGTCTCAGTCTGACTCTAAGCTCTTGTCAGTAGATTACAACGGCGGTCAAGGTTCTATTCGTAATGGTCTAGTAAGCTCTGGTAAGCTTCGTGGCTTTAGCATGTACAAGTCTAACAACATGACTGGACTTGTTGCTAACGCTGACGGCCTTGTATTGGGCGGCCACATCTCTGCGGTATGTACTGCACAGACCATCACCAGCACTGAAGTCATTCGTGACCCAGATAGCTTCGGTGACATCTGTCGTGGTTTGCACGTATACGGTGCTAAGGTTTTACGACCTGAAGCTCTCGTTGGCGCATACTTCAACGTAGCATAAGCTGTAACCTAATAAGTGCGGGGGCTGTAAAAGGCCCCCAATCTTTAACAAATTTAAAGGCAAAACAAATATGTCAACATCCTACTTAGACTTAACTAATGAGCTTTTACGAGAACTCAATGAAGTGACTTTAACTTCTGGTTCTTTTGCAACAGCAGTAGGAGTACAACAACACGTAAAAGATTCTATTAATCGTGCATACTTTGACATCATAACTCAAGAACCTCAATGGCCTTTTCTATCTGCTGGCGAAAGCGGCGAAGTAGACCCAATGTACGGAAACGTATATGTCGAAACAGTTGCAGGCCAGCGATTCTATGAACTAAAACCCACTAGCGATTCCATTAAAACAGATTATGGTTCAATAGACTGGGATAATTTTTACGCAACCACTGTAGGAGTGTCTGGCGAAACAGCGCCCTATACTGGTAAAAACCTTAGCTTCATGACTACGGAAGCTTGGAAAACATTTAGACGAGTCTCAGAAAACTTAGATGACGCAGATTCGCAATCATTTGGCGTACCTAATAGTGTTATTAGAAGTCCTGATTCACGTAAGTTTGGCCTTAGCCCTATACCTAATAAAGTATATAGAATTTGGTTTTATGCTTGGAACCTACCAGCAAAGTTTAATGAATATAGTGACGTAGTAGTATTCCCAGAAATGTATACTCCTGTTCTTTTAGCTAAAGCTCGATATTATATCTGGCAGTTTAAAGATAATCCGCAATCAGCCGCTTTTGCACTAGATGATTATAAGAAAGGATTACGTAGCATGCGTTCAAATCTTATTGAAGCTGCTCCGACTACTATTAAAGATGACCGAGTGAGATTCATATAATATGGCAGCTTCGCAACCTTTTGGTATTTCATGCAAGGGAGGTTTAAATACTAACCTCAATCAGCTTGAAATGCTTGCTCAGCCCGGACTAGCTACAAAGCTTTTAAACTTTGAAGTAGACCCCGATGGTGGTTATAGACGTATAAACGGCTACACAGCTTTTGGAAGTACAAGACCAAATTCTGCTAATAAAATTCTAGGTCTTGAAGTCTATGCAGACGGCCTTATAGCATGTTCAGGCGATGGTATTTTCTTTAGTATTGACGGTAATAGCTGGCTGCAAATTAATAGGGCTTCGGTTCACGCAAGCGGCGACAACTACGCAACATTTACTGGAAGAGGATTAGCTGCCCGGACAGGACAGAAGCAAACTAACTTTGCGTTGTATGAAGGAAATACAGACTACGGTCAGATAATTATTTGTGACGGAGTAAACAAACCTTTTTACTTTCACATGGAAGGTACAGGTAGCTTAACAACTCGCACTTTTTTTGCAGAAGAGATAACAGTAAATAATACAGACGCTCCTACTGTTTGTGCTGTGCATGACCACCACTTAGTAGTTGCTGGAGCTGATGCAGCTAAAGATACTATTTTTTATAGTCATAACTTTGAGCCTGAAAACTTTAACGGTGCAGGCGCTGGAAGTATAAAATTATCTGACCAAGTTGTTGGACTTAAAAGCTTTCGTAACGATTTGATTATCTTTTGTCGAAATAGTTTACATAAACTTGTAAACATTAATGATAGCAACAACATTGCTATTTTACCTATTACACAGAACGTAGGTTGTTTAAGCGCTAATAGTATTCAAGAAATTGGTGGTGATTTGGTATTTTTAAGCCCAGACGGAATTCGTTCTGTTGCTGGTACATCTCGTATTGGTGACGTTGAATTGGGTTCAGTAAGCCGACAGATACAATCAGTCATTGAAGAAATTGCAACGGCTGTAAATACTTTTACAATTACAAGCGTAGTTTTACGAAGTAAATCTCAGTATAGATTATTTTATACAGTTGACGGAGAAGCATCTAGAGTTTCTAAAGGCATTATCGGAACACTGACACCTAACGGCTTTGAATGGTCGCAGACACAAGGTATTCAAGCTTCAGGGCTTGCATCAGGTTTTAACAGAGATAGTATTGAAAAAGAATATCACGGTGACCAAAACGGTTATGTATATAATCACAACTCAGGAAATAGCTTTATAGCTTCTGGCGTTCCTTTTGATATTGATGCACAGTACTCAACACCTAATTTTGATTTTGGAGATATTGGAACTCGAAAGACTTTGCATTATGCGAAGGTTTCTATTACGCCCGAAGGCGAAGTACAGCCGACACTTAGAGTCCGTTACGATTACGAAGATACTTCAATACCGCAACCACCCGATTATGTTTTAGATGAAGTACCATTACCAGCAATTTTTGGAACTTCAGTGTTTGGAACAGCTATTTTTGGAGCAAGTAATGACCCGATGCTTCGACAAGCTTTACAGGGCAGCGGGCATTCATGCAGCTTTAGGGTCAGCAGCTTAGATAAAAAAGCACCATACGCAATTAACGGCATATATATAAATTACGTCCCAGCAGGCAGGAGATAACCCAGATGGCAGGAACAAGTTATACACGACAGAGTAGCCTAGTAGACGGCGATACTATTACAGCATCATTGTTTAATGATGAATACAACCAACTGGTAAATGCTTTTGCGTATGCAGCTAGTGGAACTACCGGACATCAGCATGACGGTTCTGCGGGCGAAGGCGGCAACATTGAAATTATCGGTGACCAAGATTTTAAAAACAAAATAGTTGTTGACAGCACCAACAACCGCTGGAGCGTTTACGTTGAAGTAGGCGGCAATGCAGTTGAACAAGTACGCATTGAAGACGGCGTAGTGTATCCTGTGACCGATAGTGACGTAGACCTTGGTACAGATGCATTGCGCTTTAAAGCTGCATACATTGATAGCATTACAGCTACAACATCTTTAACGCTTGGAACTAGCATCACTGTTAGTTCTATTCTAGATGAAGATGATATGTCAAGCAATAGCGCAACAGCGCTTGCAACTCAGCAGAGCATCAAAGCCTACGTAGACTCTCAAGTTACTGCACAAGACCTAGACCTAACTGACGGC